TTTATAACAATCACAACACTTTTACAAGGAGTCAATCATGAAAAAACTTATTGTCATCGCAGTCCTTTTTTGCAACACCGCTGTCCTTGCCCAAACCGCCGATTTTCGGTCATCGGGCTTGTTTCACAATCCGGCGGAGTATAACCGGCACACATGGGCGGCTTTTGCCTCAAAATCGGCAAGCCCCGATAATACCGACTGGGAGTCTACCGCCGACACACTTGCAATCGGAACCGATATTTTCGGCGGGGAGTGGGGTTCTTTGGGGCTTTTCGGGCAGTTTTCCGAAGGTATTATGAAGTCCCCGAAATATCACTCCCTCATCGGCAATCAGGGTATCTACGGACTTTTCGGTCATCTACATCTTTGGAACGATTGGGACGTTCGGGGGAGTATCGGACTGGGTTCCGCAAAATATCAGTGGTTTTTACTGGGGGAGTGGACGGGAAAACAAACAGAGGCGGACATCGAATTCGGTTATACTTGGGGAGAGCGGTTTTCTATCCGTCCTTTTACTGGCTTTTCCTACTTTTCAAACACCGCCGAATTTGAAGGTATCGAATTGGCAGATATGAGCGTTCCGCAATGGAAAATCGGGGTAGAGGGACGCTTGCAAGCAACGGAACGATTATCGTTCAATGCCGGTTTTGATTATGCTCTTGCCCTTGCGGATTGCGAAATGAAAGGATTGCCCCCGCTCATGTCGACTACCGGCTTGCAAGAGCACACTATGACTCTTTCGGGGGGAGTGGACTGGACTTTTTGCAAACGCTGGACGCTCTTTGCCGGTTATCATGGAGAATTCAATGCGAAAGAGCATAACCTTCTTACGGGAATTGCGTTTAACTGGTAAAAAATTATTTTTTTCCTGAAGGTTTCACAATGCCCCACCGATAATCATACTATCAGAGGGGCATTAGCCCGAAATTGCTACGCAAAAGCAAAGCACAATCAATCAGAGGAGTCAACATCATGGACACGCCGATTATCAAATGGCAATTTTTCATTATTACCAACAAATACGAAACACACCACGTTCATCATTCGTATCCTGACCTTCCTGAAAATTGGACGGCAGACGACATCATTGGGCGCATCAAAAGCATGTGGCATGATTATCAATATCTGTACAAACACAAACCGGCGGGGATAAGCCGAGACTTTGTCCCGCCGATTGCAATCATCGCAATCAAAAAGGACACATGGGACGATTCCTGCTGGACGGAATCGGAACGAGTTCATTCCGAAGGACTAAACGATTTTACGCACACAATCGTTACGCAGAAATATTTGCCATTCCCAGTGATTTGGGACACAATACCTGCCTTCCGCAAAAGAACGCAACGTAGGGCAGGATAGTGCGATTCTGGGGGAACCTAACGGGGCAATTCCCCCGCTGTTGCGTACCAGTTGCCGAATCGGAACCCGTCCCCTTCTAACCGGTTCCAATCGGCTCTGCGCATTGCGCACCCGCTTCCGTGTCCGAATTTGCCGACTTTGTACCGGCTGTTGCCGTGTGAATTCTCCCACCAGATATACTCTACCCCGTTTTCACTAAATGCCCCTGTTGCCGAAGTTGCATGATTGCCCCGTTTCCACGAGGACGGTATTGCAATACCGGCGCTGTTGACTTGCGAGGCAACAGGGTAGAGGGACGTTCCGATTGCAACGCCGAACCCCGCCGATACGACGGAGAAAACGGTATCAAAATCGGTATCGGGTAGGGGGATTATAATCGACTGGTGTGAGCGGGCATTTTTCAATTCGGTATCGGTAGGATTGTGAACCCGCCGCCCCTCATCGTAACCTCCAAAATCGGCGGTCAAGAAGTTGCCCACGTCCGCCGCCCATTTTTGCATGGGATTCAAGTTCAAACCGGAACCGTTACGTACCCGCCCGTTTCCCCTTGCAAGAGCGTAAGTCATCGGCAGGTATATTTCGGGGGCTTTTCTCCCCGTTCTTTTCTGATTGACAAGGTTCGACGCTTTTAGAGCGTTTTTATGGGCATTGCCGGTACAGTTTTTAACGCACAGCAACGTTCCGCTATGCTGGCTTGCGGTTTCGTCTCCCTGATAATAGTTATGCTGTGTCCAATCACGGCGGTCATCGGAATCGGCATGCTCAATCGCAATATCAAAACACCGGAATAATCCAATTTTTTCGACTTTTACCACTCTACCATTCCCAGCAAGAGCGGCGCACCGCAAGCCTTCGTAAGAACCAAAATGTTTTTCAATGTTCTTGCGGATTTCCTTTTTTCTATGATTGCGGATATTTTCGGCGGTCATCGTTTTTGTCCGCTGGTATTCCCTATCCGAAGTCCATTCTTGCAAGATACTGGTTTCGTCATCGGCAAGCGTCTGATTGTAACATTGGTAGAATCGCTCTAACAATTTTCGCTTTGTGTTTTCATTGCGGGACTCGGTAGTTTTTGCATGAACCCGCCGGTTTGTCAAACTGTTGTCATCGTTCGCATGAAGTTTTCTATGCTCTGATTTTGTCAATCCTGTTATCAGATTGTCAAACCGATTATTGAGTTTATTCCGGTCAATATGGTGCAATTCTCCGGCGGGACTGATAATCGAATTGAACCTTTTCGGTTTTCTTGTTTTCCCACTTTTCGTTTGCGAATGGACGCAAGCATAGCCTAACGAATCAACCCACACCGCATTGGTGACCACGGACATGCCGATTTTCAAGTCTTGCGCATCTACCATTTTCCCGTCGGTACACATCACTGGGTGCGCCGCCCCATGTGTAAATGTGGTCAATCGTTTCGGATTAGCCCCCCCGCATCCTGTTTCGATTGTAATCCTGACACATTCTTGCAATCCGCAATCGTAAGCATAACCGTCCCGCATGACGACTTCCTCTTTTGCGGTATCGAAAGAGAAAAACTTGACATCGGAACGTCCAATCAGAGAATCCCCCGCAATCAGTCCTTCGTTCGTCAAAACTTTTGTCCCGAAAATTTGGCAGTTGCCGATTCCCCCTTGCGAGTAGTTGTATCCGTCAATCCAATCAACGTTCAATGTCTCATAAATGGAAAACGGCAAATTGGACAAGCGTCCTTCGTAGTCAAGAATCTCCCTTCTATGCTGTAAGTATTTTTCAAGACTTGCGTCCCACTGAATGATTTTAGCGTCATCGTTATCATTTTGCCAAAGAGCGGTGAGCGGCACCGCCCCGCCCATAAGGACATCGAAAAGGGCTTTGTCCTCATCGGTAGATTCAAGCAAGCCGTCAATGAAAGGGTAGTCTGTTACAAAGTCCATTTATTTATCAGTGTTAGAAAGAGTAATGTTAATGCGAAAATCACGGTCAAGTGTGTTGCAACGTAACCGGCAACGTAACCGGCAAGTACCGCCGAGTGATTCAATCGGCGGGGAGCAAAAAACCGGCGGGGAATTATCAGAATTGTCATCGCAAAAATCACAATCCAAGCCGTCGGGAAAAACAGGGCAATCAGGATTAAACTGGTCATCGTATTTTACGGGCTTGCCGTCGCTGTTGCCGGACAGTTTTCCGTTCGGCTTGCCGTTCCCCGAAAGGAATTAGCGATTGATTGACGGCGGATTCGAATCCGGCTTGCGATTGTCCGCATGGATTGCGGATATTGTTTTACATCGGCAGGCTTTTCGGATTTCGCCTGCTCTTTATCGACTGCTTTGACGATAGGTTCGTTGATCGGGGCGGGGATTTCGGCTTTGAGGGCTTCGCTTGCGGTATCGACTGTTTTGATACCGCCGGTTTCAATATCGGCGGTGACGTAGTCCATTGCGTCCGAGACCATTTTGCCCTCTTGCTCTGATAATTCCAACAGGGTTACGGTATCCTGCTCTTTTTCTCTGTCGACTCCGTACTTGTCAAGATATTTCCAACCGAAAAACAGAACCGCAAGGATAATAATCCATGTGAAAACGGTACTCCACGTTCCGCTGTTTTGTACCGGAATAGCCGTTTGGCTCCCCTGCGATTTTTTCAAATCGGCAATCATTTTCTCCAATTCCTCAATCCGCATTTCGGCGGTATCGGGGGCGGGGAGAACATCGGTTTTCGGGGGAGTGGGTTCGGGTATCGGAACGTTGTCAATCGCAGTCCCTACCGCCGTTTTGATTGCGGTCAAGACTGACTCAAGTTCGGCAATCCGGTTATTACAGTCATCATGCTCTTTTTTGAGCGCATCGGCAAATTCTTGTATGTCCATGTGGAGTGGGTTATGTTTTCTTGCGGAACCTTCCGCAAGGAATATCAGAGGATAGAGCGGACAAGCGATATAGCATCTACTAGGGGCATTAGTTCGTTTGCCTCACGCTCGGCGGTAGATTCAGACAAGTGAAAACGACTCCGTAACCGCTGGGCAATCCGCAATCGTTTTCTTTCGGGTTCCGCTGAATCGTCAAGGGTAAATAATCCTCCCTGTACCGCCTCGTAGACGACATGAAACAATTCGGGATTATTGACGACTTTCAAGTATAAATCGGCAAGCCGGTCGTCCCATTTTATCTGCGTCGAATTGACAAGCGTCCGCAAAGAATCGTGTTTCGTAACAAAAAATTGCCGAGTCTTTTCCTCATCAGTCCAATCAGGAAAAGTCCCGAAAAGTACCTTTTTGCCTTGCGAAATAACGAAGGAAATCAAAACACTTTTCAAGAGCGAAACAATAACGGTCATCGGATTAGTCCTTTGGAATATCGGGCGGTAGTTCTTTCAAAATTGCCCTTGTAGAGGAAATAACCGCCGAAAGTAAATGTTTGTCCTCTATGTAGGTATCTAACAAGAATTTGTATTTTATGTTTTTGTCTATCTTTTGCAAGAGGACTTTTTTGAAGTTATCCGTAGTGAAAAAGTTTTTAGCGTTCAGATATGCGTCCAATCGTGTGGCAACCAATTCAGAGCAGGAAAGAATTAAACACTTGACGAATGCTTGCGTTTCCTGCTCACTCCAACGTCCCATGTGTTGGATATTTTCAATGTAATTGTCCAATCCGATAGCGGCTATATCCTTCATGCAATGGTTTATCGCTGCGATATACACCGCATGCCTTTCCCCTACGGGATTGTTTTCAAACACTTGAAAAGCCCCCGAAAGTAACCGGCGGACATGGTTCACTTCGGCAATATCTAACGTCTGGTCAAGTAATGTTAATGCCGATTCGTCAGTGTTGTTAGAATCGACTGCTAGAACCCCTTTTTTCCAAGATATGCCGTTGATTCGTCGGCGGTCAAACAAGTAAGTGGCGCACACTACAATAACCGCAAGAATGAAGGCAATCGGATACGATATGGCGGGAAAATGACTCATCGCAGACTCCTTTCAAGAGGCTAAATGATTGCAAGGAAAAATATAAGTCCCTACACTTCTATTATAACACGGGGGTCAAGTTTTATCCTTCCCAGTCATCGGGGGGGACAAGGCTATTCCACTTTTCTACCATTTTGGCATCGACATCTTTTACAACACTGGGACGGAGAACGCACATCCCATTCGGGTGGTCAAGTTGCCAGTTATCTTTCGGGAACCACTTGCCGTTCATGGCAAGGCAAAACGGGCAGGCTCTTGAACCGTTCGCAACCCAAATATAACCGTCAATATACTCATTCTTTTCCCAAGCATAATAACAGGATTGCTGGTAGGTATGCTGGGACAACGTTCGGGCAAGACGTTGCGAGGCATAATCTACTTGTTTCGGATATATCCTGCGTCCGTCAACCATTGTCAGGTTCCACGGTTTTCTCTTGCGGGGATTGACGTATTGCTCTAACGATTTTGCCGTCTTATAAATCGGTTCGTTTTTTGCCTGCGCTCCCGCAATAATCTGATAAATCTGCTTTTGCGTCGACTGCTTGTCAGACCATATCGCTTTGGCAAGAGACCATTTTTTAGCGTATCCCCTGCCCCCGACTGTTGCCTCGCTTGCGTAAACCTGCCCAGAGATAATTCTTTCGATTACATCTTTTTGTATTGCAACAGTGGTCAGGTATGCTGCATCATCGGCGGGTACACCAAGCATTTTCAAGAGTTCGGCATTTTCCTTGCGGACGGCTTCCCCGATTGCCGATTGTGATTTTTTCAAGAGGACTCCGACTTGCGCTGCTGTTTCCTCTGATTTTTCAATGAGCATTTTTTCAAGTATCCGGTATTGCCTTGCGGATACCGGTGCGCTCCGGTTTTTAGCCCGTTCGTAACTGGCGGCTTTTTCCCCTATTTCCTTTGCCCACGCAACGTAAAGAGCGGATATATCCGCTAGAACCTTGTCAGTTATTGCGTTTTTTGCAACCGCTGACTTTTGCAAGACAAGCGTTCGTTTTTTAGCCATGTGCCGGTCAAGTGAAGTGTTTGATTGCGGATATGATAATCCAACCGGTCAAGCGCAGGTATCCGCTGTAAAATGCTATGCTTGTTAGAATATGTCCCATAATCGCACACGTTCGCTCACGTTGCCGTCGGTTCTTGTCATCGGCAAATTATACTCTTTCGGGAAACAATCGCTAGAACGGGCGGTTTTGGCTTGCAACACAGACACTAGTCTGTGGGTGCGTTCGCAGGGGAATAGTCATCGTCTCCCTCTTGCCCCTCATCGTCAACAGGAACGTCCTCATCGGAACCGGCGGGAACACCGCCGGTCATCGGGGTAGAAAACGTCGACTCAAGGATTTCGTTTTCACTCGCAATCTGCTGTAATTCCTCATCGACTTGCGTATCCGTAAGTCCCCGCCACTTTTTCATAAATGCCTTACGGGACATCGTCTTTGCCTCGACGTTCTGTAAGTCAATCCCCATTTCCTCTACATCGTCTTCCGGTAGAGAATGATTTTGTACCACTCTTACAGAAAACGGAACATCGGGCAGGGAACCGGCAAAAACACCGGTCATCGTTTGCGGATATTTTCTCCCCCCGTCAATCAAAATCTTGACAAGCGTCCGCAATGCCGGTGACCACGTCTTCATCTTTTCCTTACATCGGGTTATCAGAGACCAGTAGATTGCCTTCAGGCTTTTACCGCTTGTTATCACACCGGTCATCGACTCAAGAGTCACGTTCGGCATGTCAATCGTTTCGTATGCTGTTGCCTTGATTCTTTCAAGTGTGGTTTTTAGCGGAACGCTGTAATTCATACTTGCCTCAAGAATCTTTGTCCCTACCGGAACGACTCGATTCGTATCTTGGTCAGGGTTTGTGATAATATCCCAGACTTCAGAGGGGCGGCGTTTCAAGTTTTTCGTTGATTCCTGACTCGCATCCGAAATCACTGTAACAGGGTTCATGGAGAACCGCCCTGCGTCCATGTCCGCATTGGACAATTTGGAATAAGACTCCTCATAATCAACCAACCGTCCGACTTCAGACTCACCGGTCAAGTCCCCTGTAAGTCCGTCGTTGATAATCACGACGGCGGGGATTTGCGCAAGAGCGGTCATCGTCTTGCCGGTTATCGTTTCTACCAATTCGCCGGTCAAGGTATGAAGGGTTTCCTCAAGGTACACTCCCCCGTTTTCAAGAGTGTATTTTTTCTTGAAAATGAAGGTAT